CACTCTCGCCCAATGCGTCTAGCCCCGACGCGGCGCTTGCGGCGGCGTAAGCCAGTGCAGGCAGGGCGTCGAGGCCCAGGATCTTGATATTGAAGCTGGTGAGCTGGTGAAGAGGGGAATCGCGGACGCGGTGCTCGACCTGAGTGAGCTTGCGCTCAAAGTCCTTGGTGTCGGCCTTGACCCGGACGTGGACAGCCTTGAGGTCTTCCTTGGCCCGCCACTCGTCAATCTTCGCGGAGGCCTCGCCCGTCTCGGCGTGGACCTTGACCCGTACAGGCTCCAGCTTCGTCTTCTGGAGCTGGGCGTTCGCCTGGGTCTTAAACCCGCGCAGAGTCGGGACAATTCGGATCGCGGCTTCACCAACAAGGGTGGCAGCCATTACGTCCCCTTAGGAGGTTTTCAAGGCGGCTAACCGGTCACGCTCTTCGCGCTTCCGGGTGGCCTCCTCGTATTTTCGCGAACGCTCCTGTGCCTTCTCGATGGAGCTGTTCGTCTTGGCGACGTGCCTGTTCAACCGCAATTCGTGGCCGGGGATTTTATGGCGCGGCATGATATCGTCGCCTGCCGTGACATCGATGAGAGTCTTTAGCAGAGAAACGATTTCAGTTTGCCCGTAGATCGGGACTGTGCGCCGCCGGTCGTCCTTGATGGACGCCATCCACTCAATGACCTCAGGGTCGTTGAGTACGGCCTCGTTGAGCTTCGTGCCCTGCGTGTTGATCAGGATCTCGAAGAACTCAAGCAGTTCTTCCATGGGGCGTCGGCGCTGCCAATAGTCGCGCCCGACTTCAACCCACTGGAAGTACTCGTATGCGGAGAAGTTCAGAAGGTGCTGGCAATCCCAGCAGATCGCAGGCCAGTACTTGCCTACAATCGTCCTCAGCCTTTTAAATCCTCACCATCTGTACCGAACATGTGTCGGAGGTACAGGACGTTGAAGTTTTCCCAGATGTGGACTGGTGCGTCATCGAACAGCTCGTGGACGGCGTCGTACTGGTCGCCCCAGAGAGCGCGTTCGCCCTCTTCGGCATCCTTAGCTGCACGCCACGCATCGATCTGACGCTTGGTTGGCTCTGGCAGGCTCAGGCCGTTGAACTCCAGTGGGGGAACGTGGTTTTCGCTCTGGAGTTTCGCCCAGACCGCGTCCACTTCCTCGACCTTCTCAACTGTCGGTGCCTTTGCTGCTGTTGCCTTTACTGCTACCACTTCGATCTGCTCCTTCTATGTGGTTGTCTTACAAAGACATTCCCCGCCCGATGGGATCGCCACCGGGCAGGGAAGTCATGAGGTTGCGGGGTCGGCCGCTTAGGTGACCGTGACGGTCACAGTCCCGGTGATCACGGTGCCCAGGCTGTTCAGGTACGAGGCGGTGATAACGGACGTACCGACAGCTACTGCCGTAACCTCACCAGAGGCTGACACTGTCGCCGTGGCGGGCGTAGCCGAAACCCACGTCACCAGCGGCGTGTAGTTCACGCTGTTGGAGCCAGTCGCCACAAGCTGGTCGTGCGCGGCCGGTGCCAGAGAAGGCGCGGTCGGGGTGACGGTCAGCGCGGTCGGGGTGGCAACGAAGCCAGCCGAGTCGACCAGGGCAACCCAGCCGGGGCCACACCAACCCTGCAGGACCGAGAAGCCCAGCACGGTGTTGCGGAAGGCCTGGAACGTCATCTTGTAGGAGACGGCGTCGGAGTCCTTGCTGGTCTGGTTCTCGACCTTGGTCAGCTTGACCTGCGGCAGGATGTAGTAGGCGTAGATCTCGTCGCCGTTGATGTCATCCTCGGTGACCAGGTAGGCCCGGTAGAAGATGTTGTCCGGCAGGTTCGGGGCCGTGACGGTCACGCCACCCTGAGCCGACACGGTCAGGTTACCGGCAGCCTCGGAGAAGTAGGTGCCCCAGAACTGCTGCAGCACAGTGAGGTTGGTTTCGAGGTACTCGGCCTCGAACGCCACAGACCGCTTCGAGATGATGGTACGGACAGGCTCAGCGTCCCCGTAGCCCTCGATCTCGTTGTTGTCCATCGAGTGGATGAGGTTGACCCCAGCCTTTTTCTCGATGACACCTGCAGACTGTGCAGTTACCGGAATGGTCAGGTCGCCAGTTGTCGGGTCTTCCAGCGTGATCGGGCAGACATTCGACATGTTGTCGAACAGGATCGCGAAGTGAAGGTGCGCCCGAATCAAGTCGTTGTTGGCAGCCCGGATCGTTTCAAAATCCATGGTGTTTTGAATCCTCTTAGGGGAGAAGGGAATTGATGATCTGCCGGAACTTCGGCAGGCCACCGCGCTCGCGGGTGCGGAGCTTGTGCGTCACGGGGATGAACTTCTCGTCAATCACCCGTTCGGGAATGAGCTGTGGTCCTAGCCACTCCTCGGAATGCATGAACTTGGCATTCGACCCGTTGAGCATGGGGATCGGAAAACCAGTCACGACATCGTCATCCAGCATTCGTCTGACAAAGTCGTTGAGCTGCCACGACTCTCGGCGGGTCGGAGTGATCGCCGCAGTCTGGACGAGTGCCTCGTCCTGACGTAGATCAGGATCGAACTTGCCTGGCTGTCGCCATATCCGCAGAGTGGGCCGCGTACCCCCCACCGGTTCACCCGGTGACAGTTCATAGTGGCCTGGCGGTAACCAGGTGCATATAAAGACATCCGGTAGAAGCAACTGAAAGTAGTTGCACACCATGTCCTCTACGTCCTGGTAACCCGACATCGGGAACCAGTCCGGCAGCGTCAGCATTGGAGGTGCGACGGTTGGGTCTGGAAGCGTCATATGGGCGGCAGGTTCTCGTAGAGGGAGTCGCGCAAGTCGTGGTGACCTTCTGTGGTGCTGCCGTGCTGGCCCTGAGCTGGCCGGTGACGGCCCCACTCGTCGGCCAAGGCGTAGTCGGCCCCGACGCGGATCTCGCCGACCCAGCGGTCGTTCTCGTAGCCACCGATGAACACGCTCGCGTCCACCGTCGACTCCAGGAAACTGGGATGCCGGTCGTCCGTGTGTGAACGGGCCTGTAGCTTCGCGACGTAAGAGAAGCCGACCTTGGCGGTCCATTCGGCCGTGAGGGCCTGGACTCGGTCGTTGACCAAGATCTCGGTGAGCGCCGGGTTCGGCTTCGGGTAGAAGAACGAAGGCCCGACATTCGGGTACAGCTCGCCGGTCATAGGTCGGTCGTCGCTGCGACCTGAACCCAGCAGTACGTCGGACGGCTGCCGGTGATCACGTTCTGGTGGCCCCAGTCCGGCCGGGACATCACCTTGTAGGTGACCTTCCCGACGACGATGTAGTCGTCCTGCTTGACCGAGGTGTTGTTCACTGGCCCGTTTTCGAGTGGGATTCCCCACTTGCCCGTCGTGTCTGCCGACTCACCGCGCCGCTGTAGCGACTGGGTGGCGGCTGGCCCGCCGAGGAGGATGCCTTCGAGGATGCCGACGTAGGTTTCCGGGGATGTTGCCCGTACTACCTGGCCGTCGCTGATCGGATCACCGTGGCGATCCAGAGTCAGCTCCTCGGGGCGATACAGCAAACCTGTTGCGCCCCTTGGCATCATGTCAGTACTTCTCCGCTTCGTACCAGCCAGGATCGCCCTGGTTGAAGTAGGGCAGAGGCTTGGAGCTGCCAAGGACGTGGATGTAAGCGAGCGTCTCTTCCTCAGAGTCCTTCATGGTGCGGATCGTGAACAACCCGCCGCCAGGCCGGAACTTCTTGAGGAACTTGCACTCGGCCTCAGTGAAGAAGCCATCGGGAACCGCTGCCGGTAAACGAGATCCGGCCTCAGGGCCTGCGGTCTCATGGATGAACCGGCCAGGGTTCTCCATCTCGCGTCGGCCAGCGGCCACGATGATGCCGTTGACGCTGATCGGAAAGTCCGGGGCCAACGGGTCGGCCCAGATCTTGCCCGAGATGTGTCGTGCCCAGGACGACGCCACACGCAGTATGTAGGCTGCGCGGGCGGCGTCTGCGGTGGAGAACGTGAAGCCCATCCACACCTGGAGCTGCGCCACAGTGGCGAGCTGGTCCGGGAGGTCGGGTGCAGTCATGCGCCCCGCTCCCCTCTAGACGATGGTGGCAGTGAAGGTCGCGCTGGAGCCACCGGCGCTGACGCCGCCGTCCACAGTCGCGGTGATCACCGAAGTGCCAGCGGAAACGCCGGTCACGACACCAGCGGCGACGGTCGCAACACCCGTGGTGGCCGACGACCAGGTGACGGTCGGGTCAATGGCCCGGTCGTCGCCGTTGTTGTCGATCAGCGCGAGCTGAGCGGTCGTGGCGTGAGTGATGCTTGCCGGTCCAGTCAGGTCGGCCGCAGTCGCCTGCAACTGGATACGAGCCGCACGGACGAAGCCGGGGATCGGGTCGCTGATGGCCTTGTAGCCCAACCAGGTGTCGACCAACGAGCGGTCGGTGGTGGCAGTGCTGTCGTAGTCGCCGAGCCAGCGGAGCGCGACACCATTCTGCGACATGGTCGCAGCGGTTGCCACGGCGTTGCTGAACGGGGCACCCGGAGCGCGGGACACCATGCAGAATGCGGTGGGGTGGAACAGGAAAGCTGCACCGTGGGGGATCGTGTCGACCACAACCACGTCGTAGCCAGCCAGACGGCCAATCCTCGCCTCGATCAGACGGTTTGCGCCGTCCTGACCGGCCGAGTCGTACCGAGTGAACCGGTCATCGAGAAGCAGAACCTCTTCGATTGCGTGGCCCACCAGCAGGACGCGACCCTCGCGGGGCACCTTCTGGTCGTTCAGGAAGCGCCGAGCCGCGATGACGCCGTTCCAAACCTGGTCGGCCGCAATGAGGTTGACGTTCTGATACGGGGCCTGCTCGATGGTGAAGCCGACGCCGTATTCGATCTGCTCAGAGACGGCACGCACCTGACGGGGAAGAACATCCACCCCGAAGGACCGCACGTCAAGCTCGCGCTCTTCGTCGGTCAGGTTGATCAGGTTGTAGACCACGTCGGTCAGACGCACGTCCACTGCCGTCTCGGTCAGGTCACTGGCCGTCATGTTGCGAGCTGGCCCGACAGCGCGAAGCTGGCGAGTGTGAGCGACGGTGGGGTGCGGGATACGGATGGTGACCGTGTCGTTGTACTTACCCGAGAAGTCGCCGAGTCCGTCCTTCCAGATGAAGTTCGGGAGCACCAGCTCGTCCTGCAGTTGGCCGAGGATCGTGTTGACGATCACATTCGGCTTGAGGAACGCGTTTGCCATGGGTTTCTAATTCCTTGATAGGAGTTGAGGGAGGGATGCCTTACCGGCGAGTGGTGACCAGACCGCCGAATTTGCGTTGCCGCCTGGCTTGTTCGAGAATCGACTTCGTCAGAGCTTCGTCATCCGGCTCATCCGTGTCGCTACCCCCACCGCTTCCGACGCTGCCTCCACCAGAGCCAGCAGGCTTGGGGTTTTTCGTGGCAGGCGTCTTCTTGCCGGGGTTGAAACCGCCCTCACTCAGGGCGTTGAGTACAGACTTGATATCCTCGCGGATCTCATCTTCGTCGCCACCGCTGACGCGGGCGAGAAATGAAGCGGGCAGACCCTCTTCATCGGCGATCTGTCGAACGAGGTTGTCACGCTGAGACTTTGACTGGGACTCGCGGAGGCTATTCAGCTCTTCCGCTTGGGCGTTGAACTTGGATTCCCAACGCTCCGTGTCGGTCTGGGTGGCTTCCTTGAGCGGAAGCAATTCCTGGACCTGTGCCCTAAGTGTATCACGCTCCTGTACAACAGGATCGAGCTGCGACTTCTTTTGGCGGGCTAGGCGCTTGGTTACAAGCTCATTCGCCCAGGACTCTGCGTCACCCTGAGTTCCGAACTGCCACCACGTATTTGAGGCTGGTGGCGCGGTGATGTCACCGGCTTCGCCGCCCTCGGCTGCTGCGCCTTCGGGTGCGGATTCTGCTCCAGTGCCAGTTTCATCGGCCATGATTGTTCTCTTCTCTCCGAACCGTTTTCGGTCGTTCGTTCACCGGGCTGGCTTTTAGGCCAGTTGGTCAAGCTGCCGCTGCGCCCACATCGACTGAGGAGTCGTACGGGTATGCCCGGCATCGGCCAGGGCTGCGGCCCTGTTCTGCAATTCCTCGCGCACATCATGGATTTCGGGTTCCGGGCGCTCGAATGGCTGATACGTCTCGCGGAACTTATCGATCTGGTCTTTGTTGCTCATCCAGAACCACTTCTTCGTTGTGGCATCCCATTGGTCGCGGTAGAACGTCGCCTCGTCGTCAAAGGACTGCGACTTCGCGTACACCGGCCGTAGGAAGCATCGGCAGTGATCGTGTGTGCGTGCAGGCGTCCAGGCGTCAGGAAGATCGGTGCGGGCGTTCTTGTTGGCCGTGAACTTCTTGTTGGCCCCGACGAACGATGTCTTGCCGTAGTCCGCTCCCCTGGATGCCAGGAGGGCGCAGAAGTAACAGGGGTCCGAGTCGGTGACGCGGGCGTAGCCGATGACCTTGCGGTCCATCTTCACGATGTTGTTGACCGCGTTGCGGCCACCGTTCATCGCGTGGCGCACACCGGCCCCGGCCGAGTTCGTCCGGCCGTTCTGCATGAGTTCGTCTGCAGGCCCAGGCATTTGAGCCTTGACGTTGTAGTTCCCGGTGATGGTCAGCGACATGATCGCGTCCTGCATCGGGAAGTCATCGAACGTGATCAGCGGCTGCACGGCCGGATCGGACGCCACGCTAGGGATCAGCGACTTGTCGAAGAAGCCGGGGATCACGTTGTCCGGCAGGGCTACATCTGGGATCTGGACGGCCGCGACCGGCGCGTTGGGCAGTGACGCCATCCGCACGTCGTGCGAGTAGATCGCCTGGAGCCGTTGGCTCTGCAGGTACGCGATCTGCACTCGCGGGGCCACCGCCGATAGCCATGCCGGTGTGGTGGAGTTCAGGTCATCGAAGTTCTGCAGGGTCCACAGCGGGATCATCTGCTTCACCAGGTCGGCCGCGACGACCTCCTGATCCAATCGGTGCTGGTGCTGACGCCATGCCAGGTATGCCAACGTGGAAGTTGGCACAACTGGCACGACTGGGGCGAAGTCCAGTGTTCGGTCATTACCGAACGACGAACGCTGCCCCTGCTGCTCCTGCGAGGGTGCGGTCATAGGGGCCTAGCTCCTTCAGATCACGGATGCACGCCTCACAGAGGCACTCGTCGCACATGCAGACGTGCTCGTCGTGGCCGCACGGCATGATCACTTCCCGGTGCTCTTACTCAGCCCGGTCTTGTTGTTAACCCGTGGCTGGTTGGTCGAGTTGTTCGGACCACCCTTGCCGCCAGCGTTGCCAGGGTTGCCGGGAGCGGACTGCCCAGGAAGCGGGCCACCGATCTTGCCGCTGTTGTCCGCGCCAGCGAGGATCGCCGCGTCGGCCGGGTTGACCCCGAAGGTGTTGGCGTCTCGGCCAACCACATCGCGGAGGTAGACGTTGAGCGGGTCGTTGTCGAGGACGTGCTTCTTCCAGCCCTCGACCTCGGACTGATCGACGCCCGGAATCTTGTCCCACACAGCCCATTTCGGAACACCGAGCTGCATGACGATCTTGCCCCACGCGTCAGCGAACTGAGCGAGCGAACGCACTTCCACGTCCTGCCAATGCACGCGGGCGAAGAAGTCTTCGGCGTCGTCCTTGCGGTTCTCGATCAGGGCGCACAGGCGCATGAGCTGGGCATAAGACTCGCCCATGACGGTCTGCTTCTCGAACAGGCGTTGGTACGTCTGGCGGCGTGCAGCATCCAGGGCGTCGGCCGCGACATTGACCACGTTGCCGATCAGGTTCGGCGGCAACTGCAGGACGGCCGTGAAAGACTCCAGGTCGTTCTGGTACGCCTCGATGAAGCCCGCCATTGACGTTTCACCGAGGGTGCCGAACTTCGCACCGACATCCGACGCAATGAGGATGTCCTCGTTGGCGATTCGGATCTTGTCTTCTTCGATGCCGTCCGGGGTATCGGCCTGCTCAAGGCCGGTGGCCCAGCGGACCTTCCAGGAGTTGAAGTGCTGCACCAGGAGGCGGTCGAAGGCGGTCTTGTCGATACGGGCAGCCAGGTCGATGACCGGCTCCACGTCACCCCAGCAGCGACCACGCAGGTCGATCTCGTTGACGAACCGCACGAAAGGCGGCACACCGTAAGGGCTGGACTGCTTAGAGCCGACAGTGAACTCGCCCCTGACTTCGCTCACGTCGAAGAAGTCGCCGTCCGGGGTCCACCAGCGCCACTTGCCGATAGGCGTGCCAGGCTCGCGCTCCAGGACGTACTGGGGGTACTCGTCTGCGTAGGTGTCCTGGTAGAGGCAGAATACGTCACGGGGGTCGATGGCCCGGATCGATGCAACATCGCCAGCGTCGTTCGCCATCAGGCGCTTGTCGGACTCGTCGGCCTGCATGACGCGGGCGTACGAGTAGCCGAAGATCGAAGTGGCCCGGTTGATCGAAAGCTGCTGCGCGGGCATCTTGTTCCGCAGCCACGTCTTCCAGCCCTCGGAGTTGTCCTTCGCGCCCTCCTTGCGGAAGCCGTCCACGATCAACTGCTGCGCCCAGGTCGACACCATGAGCCTCATCCATGGGGTGCGGGCAAGTCGTTGCAGGACAGCGCGTTCCGTGTTGCGCTTGAGCGGTCGCACCTCAGGCTGCTTGCCGGTGCCCCACATCTCCAGGCGGCACAGACGGCCGTGCTCGATCAGGTAGGCCGGATACACCTTGTGCTTGATGAACTTCGCCAGCTCTTCGCCGGACAGATCCTTGTTCTCAGGGATCGCGATGAGCGGCGTGATGTAGTCGGGCGCATAGATGTCGTTGGTGTAATACACCGAGGTGGTGCTATTGACTGGAATCGGGCCGGTCACCAGATACGCCCTCCACGCGGCTTGCCCTCGTAGTCCTTGCGTTCCACGACGGCCTCCGCTCGTTTCATGTTCAAAGCCCAAAGGGCGTAGGTGATTGCACAGACACCAGTGATGTCGACGGTCGTATCGGCGCGGGACCAACCCCAGCCGTTGAACTCGTCTTCGCCGACCTTGCCGCCGATGTTGTACCTGCGGGCACCGGAAAGGCCCGTGAGGAGCGTGGTGTCATCCAGGTGGATGAGCGTGCCGTCTTCGACCGCGTCGTAGATGAAGCCGGTCGCCGACATGATCTGTTGCGACCCAAAGGGAATGACCTCGATGCCGAGGGCTTCCAGCTCTGGAATCAGTGCGCCAGCGCGGCCACCGGATTGGATGGCGACGGCCAGCGGCTGCGGGTTCGTCTCGCTGGCGTACATCCGCTTGGCGTAGTCGACGCACCAGGAGATGCCAGCAGCGGAGTGCAGAACCTCGACCTGCTTCAACTTGTCGGCCGTGTAACCGGCCAGGGCGATAGAGGCCCTGGATCGATCCGGCGAGCAGTCGATAGCCACGCAGATGCGGGAGTCGATGTTCGAGAAGCTGTACTCTCGGGCGGCTATGCCACGAGATGCCCACAGCTTCAAGTCGATTGGGACTTTGATGCTGTTGTCGTGCCACAGGCCCAGGCGCTCGCGGGCGTACTTCTTGTCGTCCATCTGGCCGCGCTCGACGTTCAGGATGAAGTCGAGAGCCAGCCGGATACCGAGGGCCGGGTTAGCCTGGTAGAGCTGGTCGAGGTCGTCCAGGTCGCAGTCCGGGTCCGCGCACCACTCCCAGAGGGCGATGCGTGGCTCGTGCGCCAGGGCGCGGTCGCGGGCCTTGATCAGCGCGAGGGAGTCTTCGGTGCCCGTAGAGGACAGGTAGATGACCTGCGGGTTATCGCGGGCCGACAACGCTGGGATCAGCGCAGCCAGCATGTCCT